GCACTTAAAGGAAAATTCCTGTTGGATGGGTTTATAAGCATCCTATAAACAACACCTTATAACCTTGACCACACGACAGTTTTCTCTATACTTATAGTATGTTTAAACTTTCTATAGGATTAGCGGGTTTGTTAGTTATTTCAATTTCTACAAACATTGTTCTTTTAACAAAACTGGATAAAGCGAAGGTAGAATTACAAACAGCAATCAATAACCAAGCTGTTTTAGAAAGAACCATACAAGACCAAAACCAACAGATAACAGACGCTTTAGAAAAGGCAAAGAAAACCCAACAGCAAATTCAGAGTCTAAACACTCAATATACTCAATCACAAGCACAAGTCACCAAACTAAGAAACAAGTTTGCTAAACACAATCTTGAGGGCATGGCATTAGCAAAACCAACGTTATTACAAGGCAAAGTTAATAAAGCTAGTGCTAGAGTAATAGAAAACCTAACAATAATAACTAATCCAGATCAATTTGATGAAGAAATTACTGATAATACCAATAGTATTAATTAGCACCGGTTGCTCTACGTTCTCTTTATTTGGAGACAGGGTTACAGAACCACAGGTTAAGCCTGTAGAAGTGGTCACAGTAGCTAAATCATCGCCTATATACCATCCGCCTTTACCCGAACCCATAGAGTCTGCTAACGTTGAATGGAAGATATTGTCTCCCGATATCATGCAAGAAGAACTAGATAAGATGAACTCCGGAGAAGAACCGAGAGTCGCTTATTACGGATTAACCAGTCAAGGATATGAGAATCTATCTATGACAATGGGTGAAATTACCCGATATATAGAACAAATCCTTCATATCGTAGGTTATTACAGGGAAATAGACGAGGAAGAAGAAGAATCTACAAAATAACTATTATGATAGTTTGTATGATTAATCCCCAAAAGGTAACACGAAAAGCATAACGATAATGTTTTAATTCTCTTTGTTCGTCTTGCCTTTTCATTTTTTGGAAAATAACACAAAACAAACGTTTAAACAACCCCAGCGAAAACCTGATCCTGAGCCTGATCCTGCAAAAAGATATAAAAGTTTAAACATCCTAGCAATAACAATAGATTAAACGTTTATTAAGAATAAAAAAAATTTTTAGATGATTGGCGGGCGCAGCAGGTTTTTTGCTGCCCGGCTGCAGATGATTGGAAAATGTTTAAACGCTTAGTTAGCTAAAGGGTTGTCGTCTTTATTCTCAAGCCTTTCTACTTGGTTTCCAAGAGACTGTATCCTTGTCTCCATAGTTGAAAGATCGACCTCTATAACCTGTATCATTTCGCCATTGTCTTTGACATCCGGAACTATACTTCCGTCTATTGTCTTATTGATGAAATTAACCGAAGTTTCTATTGAGGCAAAGCGTTCTTCGATAGCGTTTTGCGCATCTTCTGTTGCACCTAGAGTTGCTATTTTGTTCTCTAGGTTCTCAATTCTATTGATATATGTTGCTCCTTGATAACCGAATCCTGCAAGGGTGCTAACAATACCTGCCAAAGCAATTAATTGAGTTGTTTTTGATTGAAACCAGTCCATGTTTCCTCCTAATAATATTTTGTTACTTTTCTTCTGTCATTCATTACCGCACCACAGCCTTTAGCAATACCCGATTTTATTGGGCTTTTAGCCTTTCTTCCACGGGGTGTTTTCTTTCCCGACTTAACTAACTTTACTTTCATAGCTTAGGTTGCATATTCATTAAATCATTCATCCCGTTTAAACTGTCTCCGTACATTCCCATAAACGCACTATTGTTATCGGGTATAGATACATTAGCATAAATATCTTCTGGCTCATACCATTGTGAAGCCGGTGGTACTTGAACTTGGCTATAATCCGAAAAGCCTTGAACATATCCCATATAAGCAATTAACTGTCTTTCATCAGCATATTCGCCAGTTTCTTGTTGTTTTTGCTCCATTTCTTCCTGTTGTTCCTTAATGTTGTCAGCAATTATCTGGTCCGCAATACGATCTGCGTCCGAAGCCGAACTTTCAGACATAGCATTTGTAATTTCTAACTGCATTGAACCAACTGCTGTATTTTGTGTACCTGTGGTATTTGAGTCACTTTGACCTACTGCTGTGTTTTGTGCGCCTGTAGTATTGCTTGAAACCCCTGTATTTACTGAGGTATTAGAAGCAACAGTCGTTGAACCACCAACTGCTGTATTATTATCACCGGTGGTATTTCCATCGCTTCCACCAATTGCTACGTTTTGTGTACCAGTGGTATTTGAAACATTACTGTCGGCACTAAAAGAACTTAACACTTGTTGAGTCTGCATTACAGAACTGGCAACTTGTGCAGATATACTAGGCGAATTACTGGTGCTTATACCGCCTCCTGACGAAGAACTGGCTACTGCTGTACTGGTAGGGTTAGAAACGCCACCAGAAGCCACAGAAGAGGCGTATGAGCCTCCTGATGATATAGATGTACCGGTAGCTTGCGCAGAGGTTCCAGATGTCGTACCGCTTACGCTACTGCTCGCTGCTCTAATTGAATTAGCAACAACGTTTAATTGTTCCGCTTTTTTGTTGTCCTTCTTGGTTTCATTCTCTGCGACAGCAATTTCGACAACCTCCTCTCGGTCTTGGCTCTCTTCTTCAACTGTCTCTGTATCCTCCAAGTCTCCATCTTCAGCATCAGACAAAACAGCAATTTCCTCCAGTATTTCTTCAGTTTCCTCTTGTTCAATCCATTCCTCCAATTCCTCTATAGTTTCAAATTCCAAGAACTCGGTGATTTCTTCTTCCAAATATTCCTCTATAATTTCCTCATGCTCAAAGTGATCCATTAAAACATCATCCAAAACAGGTAAATCGTAGGCTACTTCATAGAACTCTTCAGCCATTAGAACTTCCTCGTATATATCCTGTATATATAAATCTTCTTCAATCAAATCGAGTGTAATAAAGGTTTCTTCCGGCAACATATCGTGTTCTTCAAATTCCTCAAAGATCAGATCAAAGCGCATTTCCTCGGCAAACAGATCATCTTCCATAAAAGGCTCGAAATATTCTTCTTCAAAGAGCATTGTTTCCTCGAAGTAGAACTGTTCTTCAAATGGAATTACCCCCGATAAGTCATCAGCATAAGTATCCATCGCCTCCATATAATACATTTCTTCTTCATACGTATCTTCGTATCCGTAATCAAATTCCTCATAATCTTCATACCCGTACATATCCTCCTCGTAGTAAGTATCCTGTTGGTAAATCTCAACAGTATATCCCGCGCACGCAGGAGAATATTGCGCGTCCAACGAACACTCATAATCAAATAAATCATCCCAATAATTAGGGCATTGAGTAGAATACAGTCCATCTAAATCACATTGTTGGTTTAAAAAAGCTACAGCATATCCGGCACAAGCGGTATTATTTAAAGGATTGCTACAATCAAGAGCATTTCCAGAGCCTAGACCATATAAACTCCCACCACTTTCCAATAAAGTATTTGAATTTGTTGAGTTCCAATTTGTATTTACACAACTACCTGATACATTTGTTGTTCCTGTACTACATTCATCATGGAATAAATAAGTATATAATTCATCTGCTGCACCTTGTTCTCCAATCAATACATCGTGATTAATAATATTAAGAGCGCCATAACGATACTCAAAGCTGTCATCTGCTTTCCACAACACAACTTCAAAACTATTATCTGTGTTGCTTCTGTTATATTCTCGTAAGTTATACCAACCAAAAACTGTTTTATCGGTGAAGTTCTTGGCTAAAACCTTTGATCCATTATCTCTTATTAAGTCAGTCCAGAAAGGATAGAGGGTATATGTAATTTCAGGTAAAGGATCAGGTGTGTAGTCATTACAATAGCCTCCTGACGACCCAAAATGTAGGCAACCATTAGTAGCCATTCGTGCAGTAGTAAAATCCTCGCCATAAAAAGTAAACGTAAAATCTAGTGTAAATGCTGAAGATACTTGGTCATCACCAACACCCATATTAGTAGTATTTTGTTCATTTACTAGATTAAAAAGGCTTTGATCTGCCTCGTATACATAAATTGCATTAAGTGTAGAAGCAAATAAAAGAGCCGATAAGCTAGCTGCCTTTATTAAACTCTTTAACACAAGTGCCTCTAGTTTTTCTAAGCCCCTCTTCGTTCAATGTACCTCTACATTTACTTACATAACTATCTTTAGCTTCTTTATAGTCCGGTCGGTCTTTAGGGTTAGCTGCCCAGGCTACCTTTGCCTCGTCGCCTATCTTTCCAAAATAAGGACAAGGAGTGCCTGCCATCATCATAGATTTAAAAACTCGTGGGTCTAAGCACAGTACAGACACGGCCGCTACCTTCATTCCAGTGTCATAAAGATACTTAGAAAGCTTTAGCCTTTCACAGTTTTCGTCTCTAACTGTTCTACCCGCAGAGAGTCCGAAGACCTGTCCTTGAAAGGCTCCAGATCGACCAACCGTACACAGATCCTGGCTGTAGCTCATAATGCTGGGCGCAATGGCTGAAGCAGGAGGCGCCTCGGTCTTAATGTTCTGATTAATGGTTTGTTCGCTCTTCGACTCATTAATATTTCTGTTTGTGTTGTCAGAGGTGTTTCTGTTCTCGTTCACATTTTTATTGTTTGTGGTCACATTCGATTCAGAAGTCGACTGATTTACATTCGTGTTTTTGTTCTCACTGGTCGAAGTATTTACATTCGTGTTGGTGTTGCTATTGGTACTTGTACTGGTGTTGTTATTGTTGTTTGTGTTGGTACTTGTACTGGTGTTGTTATTGTTTGTTGAAACACTCGATGTTGATGTCGATGTGTTGGTGTTCACATTGTTATTGGTGTTCGTCGCTGTTGACGTCGAGGTACTGGTATTGGTGTTTGTATTAGTATTAGTGTTCGTACCAGTTGATGTGCTTGTGTTTACGTTTGTATTGCTGTTGTTGTTTGTCGCAGTTGACGTACTGGTGTTGTTATTGGTATTGGTGTTCGTATTGGTATTGGTATTTGTGTTCGTCCCAGTCGACGTCGTGGTTGTCGTATTAGTGTTGTTATTGGTATTAGTGTTTGTATTAGTATTAGTATTAGTGTTCGTATTCGTATTGGTGTTCGTATTAGTATTGGTAGTCGTCGTGGTTGACGTGGTTTCTAAAGAGTTTTGCTCACAGTATTGGGACCCTGCTGTGCAGTCGCCGGTTTGATCCGCGCTAACATTCGTCGCTACAAGCAACAAACCTAGCCAAATCGCTCCAAAAATGCCCCATTTTTTCACTGTTTACTCCTTTATCCCGATAAAATTTTATCCCTCAATCTATTTGCACGGCCCTTAACCTGCACAGCCCAACGCGAGTCCATCATCTCTATAGCGGCTGTTTCGTAGTCTTTTTTCTCTAGCGCTGCTAAAAATCTCTTAAATTTCAACAGCCTAGTAAGACCAAGGTTAAATCCCATGTTTACTAGGACTCTTTGACGAACGTCATCAAGTTCACGCCACCAGGGAAGTGCCCTGTCTAAGTCGGCGCAAATGATGTCGATGTCTCTGTTTAGACATTCTAGCACCCTTTCTTCGGGTATAGAAGATCCAATAGGCAGACCACATTCAGGGTCTGAGTCTAGGACCAAATGACCTACTCCAAAAGTAGGGTTTCCCAAATGGTCGTTGTATATTTCGGTCTTGTATCCTTCGTCTCTAATAAGCTCTTTAATTAGTTCTCGTCTGTCCATGGAGTCATTAGAGCCATCCAAAAGAAGCAAAAGTGTCCCAAAGAACATAAGCGAAGCAAATCCAAAAGCCTTTTTTGTAAAAGTCATATTGGTTGTACAATTCTAGGGAAATCCTACCTTTTTGATATAGCTCCTCCATGGCCCCCTTATTTCTCGCCGGGTTTTTGTTTAGCTTTCCCCACGTTTAAGGCCATCATGTCGATCAGTTTGTATAGTTTACCGATCCAAACATCGTCCTTGGGAGTGGGAGTCACGGCAGCGATAATGCTGCTCACACTAATTATTGCCATTATTAAAGCGATCATATTTGCAAAAGTTTGCATATTTAATACCTCTATGTTGTGTAAACGTTAAAAATTATTCCCGCCATACTAAGGACGAGAGTGATTAATGTTATTAAAATAAATTGTTCAAGTCGAGTAACTCTGTGAATAACCTCCAGCCAACGCTCCGCACAAACAGCTTCGTGCTTTTCTATTTTGGCGTTCACCTCAGCTATCGACAACCTACTCATGCTGCTTTCTCAACCTCCCAACAATTAAGATTGGAAGCAACCGTTCGTCTTTCGCCTTCGCCCCTAAATGGATAAACCATGTGAGAAAGCCAAGACGGGAACAAATACAGTTTGCCAACTTCGGGCTTTACTTCAAAGCTTTGTGGTGGTCTAAGTCGTTCCACGTTCATTATCTCGTTACGACCATAATTAAAGCACAAGTAGCCATCACAAACCCCTGACGCATTATATTTATTGTATAAAGCGTCCCCCGCCGTGGGTTGGTCTAGTATTTGTTGTGGCACCTTAGTCCAGGACGTTGTTGATATGCCCATAATGGTTTTCGTACCATGATCGTGTATCGGATTGTAGTCTCCCTCGTAACTGTGCACCGACCATGTTTCATCAATTGCGACTTGTCTATTCATTTTCAGGGCCTGTCCCGTGCTTTGCATAAAATGATTAATATAGGTAGCGCCTAGAGTAGTGATAAACTTAGAATATTCCCTAACTTTTTCATGCTCTGGGTCCATGTTCAGTTGTTCCCCTTGAGCAATTTGCCCTACTAGAGTACCTGCTAACGATTCTTTGTCCTCGGATTCTCGTAGTTCGTCTAAGTATTCGTTTAAATC